ATGCTTGCGTGGTTAAGCATTCGAGTGATTTATGTTTATCGTGCGATGGCGCCTGACTCAATAAGACAACGATGCCGGTATCACCCCTCTTGCTCATCCTATGCCATTTCTTGCTTACGTAGGCATGGTTTTATTCGGGGTTGGAGGTTGGCAATCTCTCGAGTTAAGCGATGCAAGCCCCCATACGGTGGCAGAGATCTACCTCCCAAAAAATAAAATATTCTGCCCCTCATTGAGGGGCTATTTTATATGGCAAAGCTGAGCTGATCGTTGCCGTAATGCGAGGCTGGAAATGCATCTGAGGGGATAAAGCCAGGCGGCAACTTTTCGCGATGGCCGCGTTTTGTTACCAGCTTTTCAACGCTGTTCAGGGTGGTAAAGGTAATGCTGCACTCGAAGTTCTGGCACTGGTGATAATGGCGAACGGTGGTATTACTCAATGGGCGACTGGTGCGCGTTTTAGCAACGGCACCGCAAATAGGACACTTGAACATGATGGCCTCCCGGGCGGGAGTTGAACTCGCTCATATTATGGCCGCTAACTCTCACTTTCTGCAATCCATTCAGGTATTTTCGCTTCAAGCTCCAGCTGTGTTTTAAATCCACCCTCATCGATCGTGTGCGTGGCCTTCGCAATTATCCAGTCCTGATTATTCATATCCGTCTTGAATCCCGATACCGTGCCGTGCATCTCCGGGTACAGATCTGCGCGGCCGTAGGCCAGTGTCATATTAAATTCGGCGGCGCCGCGTTTGAGCTGCTGCCACTTTGCCGCAGCGGCCCGTTGGGCGGCGATCTCATTGTTGAACGTGGTACGCAGCACAAATACGTTGCCGTCTTCACCGGCGATATAATCCCCTTCCCTTGCGCTGCTTCGCGGCTTGTTCTCGGTCTTTTTCTTGCGTTCCTTGACGGTGACTTTCTTCTTTTTGCCGAACTCCAGATCCAGCCAGTACGCCTGCACGCCGGTGTAGGCGTCACGGTCTGCGACGCGGAACGAATGCCGGTCGCCACTGGAGCGGGTGATCGCAAACTGCGGCAGGGCTTTGCCGTTCGCGCTGACGCCGCCACCCGGCAGGATAAACAGGAGACTGCCGTTTTTAATGGTGGCAATGGCGCCCAGCAGGTCGGCCATCCTCGTCAGAAATGACATATCGCTTTCCTGGGTCTGGTCGGCGTGGTCAATCTCGGCGCTCATCAGCTGCTCGGAAATCACTGGCGTCAGTTTGTAACGCCGGGCGATGGCTGACACGATGCGCTCAACCGTCACGTCATGCCATGATACTTCACGCTTGACGTTAAACTCATCCCGAAAATCTGCACTGCGGGCGGTGATCTCCAGCCTGTCCGGCGGCCCTGAATGCGCGACCTCGTCAACGGTGTAAACCCCTTTGTAAACCAGCGACTCGCCCTGCCACCCCAGAGACACCGACAGCTCAGCACCACGCGGCGGCAGTTCGATCAATCCGTCGCTGTCGTCGATAGCAATGGTCAGCTCGTCGGCCTCAAATCCGCGATTGTCGGTCAGCTCCAGCGAAATAATGCGCGGATCCAGCTGCGTCAGTGCTTTGCCGCCCATCAGGATACTGAAGGCCGGTACGCGCGACAGTTCGGATTGATAGTCCTGGAATCGCTGCGCCCCTTCGTCCAGTAACGCTTTTGCTTTGTCGATAGTGTCTGTCGTCAGTGCCATATGCATTCCCCCGCCGTTGATGGTTTCATGCGCGCGCGATACTGGCGATAGCTTTTTGTTGTGACAGACCGGTCACAACCCTGAAGGCACGACAGCGGCCCGCCATCCCGGCGATGATGACCGCGAACTCACTCAACATGATGGCGGTAGAGTATGACCGACAACTTTTTTCACGGGGCGCGCGTCAAGGAAAATACCGACCTCCAGACCGCGATCAATGACATTGATTCAACGGTCATTGGTCTGGTTGCGGTAGCTGAAGACGCCGACCCTCTCACTTTTCCACTTAACACCCCGGTGCTGGTGACGCGTGTTATCAGCGTACTCGGCAAGGCAGGTAAAACCGGTTCGCTCTACAAATCGCTGAAGGCCATTTCCGACCAGGTCAGCACCCGCGTGATTGTCGTGCGCGTGGCAGAGGCCGGAACCGGCGAGAACGATCCGACACAGTCGCAGCTGATTATCGGCGGTACGCAGGCGGACGGCAGTTACACCGGTATGTTTGCCTTTCTGACGGCGGAGCAGAAAACCGGCTATCGCCCGCGCATTCTCGGTATTCCTGAGTACGACACTGCCGAAGTGACCGCGCAGCTGCGTGTTATCGCGAAGCAGCTGCGGGCGTTCTCATACAGCTACTGCGACGGCTGCGACACCATTGCGGAGGCGAAAACCTACCGCGAGACGTTTGCGGAGCGCGAGGGGATGCTGATCTGGCCGAACTTCATCGCCTACAACCCGCTGACCGGTGTGAATGAAGAATTCCCGGCCGTGGCTTATGCGCTGGGTCTGCGGGCGCTTATCGACAACGAGCAGGGCTGGCATAAATCACTGTCTAACGTGCCGGTCAAAAACGTGCTGGGGATTGCGAAGGACGTGTTCTGGGCGTTGCAGGCGGAAGACTCAGACGCCAACGAGCTGAACGCTAACGAGATCACCACGCTGATTAAGCGCGACGGCTTCCGGTTCTGGGGCAACCGCACGACGGACGCCGGAGAATTTATTTTTGAAGTGTTCACCCGAACCGCGCAGATCCTGGCTGACAGCATCGCAGAAGCGCAGTTCACCACTGTGGATACCCCACTGACCCCGGCGAACGTGAAAGACGTGGTGAGCGGGATTAACGCCAAACTTCAGGCGCTGGTCACAGCGGGCAAGCTGATTGGCGCGGCGACCTGGTATGACGTCGTTGATAACCCGGTAACGGGCATCCGTCAGGGTAAAGCCATCGTTCGCTACAACTACAGCCCGGTGCCGCCGCTGGAAGATCTGACGATGATCCAGACGTTCACCGATCAGTATTATGAATCCGCTTTTGCATCGCTGGGAGGTGAATAGTGGCTATTCCAAAAAAACTCCGGCTGTTCACCGTCTTTGTGGACGGCGTGAACCATATCGGCAAAGTCCCCAGCGTGACGCTGCCGAAAGTGACCCGCAAGACCGAAGATTACCAGGGTGGCGGTATGCTCGGTTCGGTGGCGGTTGATCTGGGGCTCGATTCCGGCGCGCTGGACGCGTCAATGATTGTCGGTGGTGTGGTTGAAGAGCTGATCCTGAAATATGGCGGCGATATCGACGAAATGCGCCTGCGCTTTGTCGGCGAGTTTTACAGCGGCGGTACCAGCTCGTTACTGGAAGTTGAGATGCGCGGACGTATCACCGAAATCGATCCGGGTGATGCGAAACAGGGTGATGATACCAACCACACCTATGCCATCAAAAACACCTACTACAAGCTGTCGGTGGACGATAAGCCGCTGCTGGAAATCGACCTGCTGAACTTTATCTACAAGCGCAACGGGGAGAATCTCTACCCGGATCGCATTATGTCAGCGCTGGGCCTCGGCAGCTGATAACCCTTTTTACTCACCTTTAAGGCGGCCTGCTGGCCGCCCGGAGAAAATGCTATGTCCGTTATTCTCAGTAAGCCGGTTAAGCGCGGCGATCAGGAAATTATCACCATCACTATCACTGACACCATCAAACAGGCGGGTTCGCTACGTGGTCTGCGTCTGGTTGACGTGCTGAACTTCGATTTTGATGCGGTCTCCACCCTGCTGACACGCACCACCAGTCCGCAGCTGACCAGCGCCGAGATTGCCGCGCTGGCAACTGGTGACTTCACCGCGCTCTGTGAAGAGATCACGCCTTTTTTGACGAAACCGGCGCCGTCCGTACCGAACGGGGCGGAGACGGGGAGCGAATAAGAGAGGCGGTATTTTCTGACGTCGACGATTTGATCGCCGACATTGCAGTTATTTTTCACTGGCCGCCCTCCGAGATGTACGGCATGGAGCTGCGCGAGCTGATGGCCTGGCGCGAGAAGGCGGCCATCAGAAGCGGCAACCATGAACAGGAGGATGACGACGATGGATCTTAGTATTCGCGTTGCGTTCAGTGCCATTGATAAGCTCACCCGCCCGGTCAGTGCCGCCAGTAAAGCGATTGGCGGCCTTTCGGACTCCCTCAAGCAAACGCAGGGCTCAATCAAAGAGGTTGAGCGACAATCTGCCACCTTCAACCGTCTGCGCGACAGTGTTAAAAAAACCTCCCGCACTATCGACGACACCACCCGCACGCTGGAAGGACTGAAGCAGGCACAGCGGTCAGGTGCTACGCTGACGGACAAGCAACGCCAGCAGATGACCGACCTCGCGGCGAAGCTGGATCGCCTCAAAGTCCGACGTGATAAAGAGACAGAGAGTCTCCGGGGGGCCTCCGAGGCGCTCCGTCGTCATGGTGTCTCCCTTGCGGGTGGTAGTCAGACCATAGCCAGCGCCATTCGCCGAACCGAGCAATATAACCAGACCCTTGAGCGTGAACGCCGCCAGCTCGCTGCTGCCACGCAAGCGCGCATGCAGTATGACCGCGCGAAAGAGATCGCCGGCAAGATGCGCGGCGCCGGGCTGGCGATGACGGCGGCCAGTGCCGGGGGGTTCTATCTGGGTTCGCGGCTGATGGCGCCACAAATTCAGACTCAGGAGCACGCCTCCGTTATTGCCGCTCAGAATGGCGAGGGCGCAGCATCCGGCGGTCGCTACTCCCGCATCATTCAGAACATTAACGCCGCTGGCGTCAGTCGCGATCTGGCCCGCATCTCTGAGGCGGTGGCGGGCGTTCGCAGTACGCTGGGTGCGCTCGGCGCGGTGGGTGACGAAGAGTTGACACGCATCTCCCGCAAGGCGCTGGATCTGCAAGCCGCCCTCGGCGGGGATATGACGGAACATATCCAGATGGCGGCGATCATGATGAAAAACGGGCTCGCCCGCAGCAGTGATGAGGCATTCGACCTTATCACGTCGGGCATGCAGCGCGTTTCCACGCAGATGCGCGGCGAGATGCCGGAAATCCTTCACGAATATTCTACCCACTTCCGCAATATGGGCTTTACCGGTGCGGAAGCCATGTCGCTGCTGGTCAATATGGCGCAGCAGGGTAAGTTCGCGCTGGATAAGACCGGGGATGCCATCAAGGAATTCAGCATTCGCGGCTCTGACATGTCAAAAAACAGCGTCAGCGCCTACAAGGCAATCGGTCTTGACGCGGCAGCCATGTCATCGGCAATAGCCACCGGCGGCGAAAGTGCGCGTAAGGCGATGGAGAAGACCGCAAAAGGGCTGCTGTCCATTCAGGATCCGGCGACGCGGGCTAATGCCGCGATTTCGCTTTTTGGTACCCCGATTGAAGACCTGTCTATAGACCAGATCCCGGCGTTTCTTTCAGCGTTGGCGAATGTTTCTAATCGCCTCGGTGATACCAGGGGAAGCGCCGACAGGCTGGGCGATACCCTGCGCGATAACCTGCCTGGTGATATCAGCAAGCTGGGCGGGGCATTTGACGGGCTGCGCATGGAGGTGCTGACGGGGATGGATAAAAGCCTCCGCTCTCTTGTGCAGGCGATTACGGCCAGCGTTAACAGCCTGCAGGCATGGGTCAAAGAAAACCCCGGACTCACAAAGACGCTTGTGCTTGTCACGGCCTCGCTGGTATCGCTGGTTGGCGTGATTGGCGTGGCGAGCCTGGTTGCCAGCTTTATACTTGGCCCGTTCGCTAAGCTCAAGCTTGCTATCAGCATGATCGGCCTTTCTTCAGTCACAGCAACCTCCAGCATTGCCGCCCTTAATCTCGTCCTTTCCGGGACGCGCGTCATTCTTGCTACGCTACTCGGCCTCCCGGGAGTGATTGCGCTGGGGTTTATCGCGGCGGGCCTGATTATCTGGAAGTTCTGGGAGCCGATAAAGGCGTTTTTTGGCGGGTTTCTTAGCGGGATCTGGCAGGGGTTGACCCCTCTCAGGGCTGCGTTTTCGGCAATGGCGCCGGTGTTTTCTGCGCTGGGTAACGGCATTAAAACGGTGTGGGAGTGGTTCAAAGACCTGCTTAGTCCAATGCAAACCAGCAAGGATACGCTGGATAAATGCGCCTCCGCAGGGGAAACCTTCGGGCGGGTTATGGGTACCGCGCTTAGCATTCTGCTGTGGCCGCTTCAGCAACTCATGAACGGCGTGGACTGGCTGCTTAAGAAGCTGGATCTCATCCCTGACGGGATCGACAAGGCCAGGCAACAGGCTGACAAGGCACAAAGAGAGCTTGAGGCCTCTGCGGTGGCGCTGGCCGGGCATCAGCTCCCATTAGCGAAGGCGGATGTGTACAAGCCCGCGGGCGGCGATAAGCCGCCGGTTATTACCGGCGTTCAGGGCCACCTGAAAAACATCGACACGAATACCAAAGCAACGGCCAACAACACGAAGAAAGTCGGCCCCGGCGATATTGTCTTTAAAAACCTGCCTCGTGCACTGGCACTACGCGGCGCCTATCAGGAGGCTCGGGTTATTCCGCAGCCTGTTCCGCGCGTGTCTGCGGCTGCGGCCGGCGGCGTTCTGTCGGTGCCGACGGCGACGCAAGGGGCGACGTCTGCGCCGGTCGCCGCCTCGTCGGGTGCTGCGCCGTTCTTCCAGTTGGTTTTTAACGACGTCGGCAAGCGCTCGGATCAGGAACTTGAAAAGATGGTTCGCAACGCCGTGCGCGATCTGATGGCCAACACCCGCAAAACTAACCGTGGTTCATTCCGCGATCGGGAGTAAGGAGGTTTTATGATGATGGTATTCGGGATGTTTGTTTTTACGCTGCGCACAGTCCCGTATCAGCAGCTGCGCCACTCGCAGGAGTGGCGTCACGTTAAGAATGACCGGGTCAATCAGTCGGCGGGCTGGCAGTACATCGGGCCCGGTGACGACACGATCACTCTTGACGGTGTGCTCTACCCGGAAATCACCGGCGGACGGTGGTCGCTGTCGGCACTGGAGACAATCGGCTTTGCCGGTCGCCCCTGGCCGCTGATTGAAGGTGACGGGATGATTTACGGGATGTACGTCATGACGCGGCTGGAGCGAGGAAAAACGGAGTTTGACCGCTACGGCAATCCCAAAAAGATTGAGTTCACGATTAGCCTCAGTCGGGCTGATGCGGATTTTCGCGAGAAGCTACAGACGTCTTCGGTCAGTGATGTGCTGGATGATCTGAAGACCAGCGCAACCAAAGCCGTTAACTCCGTTTCAAACTCCCTCAATAGCCTGTTTTAACCCACAAAAAAGCCCCTCACATGAGGGGCTTTCACTGCCGTCAGATATCGCCATTTCTGACTATGGCGGTACCGCACTGCCACTTCTGACGACCTGCAGTACTGTTAATTTTGACGGTACTCGATACTCACGCCACCCGAGCCCAGCACATCAGCAATGTGTGAGCCTCGACTACGCTGAACGATTCACCCTCGCCGAGGTTATCGGTTTTGCCGGTGACGTCATGGTCGTGTGGTGGGATCACAAAATCATGCTCATGATCTTCGACCTCGTCCGTCTCCCCCAAATTCGCCGGGTTAAAGCGCTGGCTGATATCGCCGCCGATCTCCCACGGGTTATCCCGGCTCGGCACGCCGCCGTGCTTGTGCCTGCCGGCGGGTTGTGTGGTCAGGATCTGCTCTGGTTGTTCGCTGGTTTCCCCTCTGACGTCAATCTGTACGGCGGGGAGGTTGGTTTGCTGGAGCGTGACGGTATCGCTGCCGCCGGTCGCGCCGACGTCTGAACCGTCCGCCTTGCCGACGCGGATCGTTTTATTCTCGCCAGTGTAAACCCATTCTGACCACGGCCATTTCTCATTCGGATCGATATTCTGCGCGAAGAAGCGCACCGTTCCCGGCGGGTTTTCATCTTCCCAGAAATCACGCCTTGCCGCCGCTATGGCATCAGTAATTGCCTGCTGAATATTGATATCCAGCGATCCGGCCACCTCATCGGTGTAATCCTTTGCCTCCGCCTTGGCCCGGCTCACCTCTTCAACCGTCGCGAGAATGACCGACGGATCGGCTTTGAGCTCCACGTCGGCGGTATTGCTTACGGCGATCCAGAGGTTAACCGCGTGCAGTTTCCCGGAACCTTCAGACAGTAACGGCTTGTAAGACTCAGGCAGGCTCGCTACAGCCAGGCAAACACCGTCCTCATCATAGAGGGCTGCCTCCCTTAACCAGAATCCGCCCACCTGCGGCAACATCACCATTTCAGCACGGATAATATTTGCATCACTGTCGGCAATGATCAGCCGGTTAAGTGGGGCGCGGTACAATTCGTTAATCAACCCCGTCTGTGTGGCGTAGGGTTGCGGCAGCGTCCCGCCGCCATCGCCGACGCCCATATAGGAGAAGCCTACAGGCTCACCTGATAACGCCGCCTCCGCAAATTTCTGAATGCCTGCATCAGTTAGCATCGCAAAATATTTTTTCAT